AACTGCGCGGCAATATCAATTACTATGCTCATTGGGTAACCTTCTTAAAGTATTGTTTCTTTTTAAATTGCTCGTTAGCGTTGTAAATAGCAGTTAAAGCGGCTGCGTTTGCTTTGCCACCGTCCTCAGCCCAAGCCCGAAAGATCAACCGACCTTTCATATAGCGACCGCGTTTTGTAGAACTTTCAATGTTGCCTTGCTTTAATTCACCCATTGCTTGAATAAAATCAGCACCGGCTTGAGGATTGTTTGAGTGACTAATATCTTTTTGACGTGGGTCGCCTTTGCGACCAACCCAAGACTGACCTGCGGGATTTTTTCTACCAGCTGTTTCATAAATAGCACCTGCGGCTGATTTATTAATTATGTAATAAACAGCTTTAAATCCGCGTTTATTTGTTCTGCGTGGGGTTGAACTATATTTAATCTCTTTAGAAACAATTGCAGAATTATACAAAGGAAATTTTCTCAATTTGTTACCCTGAGCGTCAAAATAAAATTCAGATCGCCGTCTGTAATTCCAACCGCTTAAAGGTGAATTGCTGGGGACGTAACTTTGAGCTTTCTTAACTATGCCGCCAAGAGCAATAGCCATTTGATCGTCTAATTGTGCAGCTAGGGCAGGGTCGTAATCATTGAGAGCTTTTTTAAACTCAATTAAACCTTTTACCTCTGCTGGCATTTTCCCTAGCCTTTGCATCGTCTTTAAGAACCGCTAAGGTCGCCCTTAACAAATCCCTGTCCATATCAATAAAAGTTTGGTGCGGAAGTCCTGTTGTAATTGCTAACCTAGCAACAAGGTAGTGGAAGGAATCCCGCGTTATCCATTTGGGTCGTTGGCGTCTAGAATCTCAACTTTTGCAAGTTGCTCTAAATACTTATCGCCAAAAGGCACAACAGTTACGCCATTGCGCCTTTCAGCTTCCCAAGCCAACCAATAAACCGCGCTTTGTTTTTCCTCATCTCTAAAGTATTTATGAAAACCACTTTTAAAATGAGTTTCAAACGCAAACTCAATAACGGGTGTAATTTCGTATTCGGAAACGTCACCTGAAGCCTTGGTTATTTTAAGTTTAATCATTTCAGTCCTTTGTTATGACCAAGTACCAGTTGTTGCGTATGCTGTCTTGCTGTTGCAAGTAAAGGTAATATCCATAGTACCAATGTCAGCAACCGCACCATTGATATCGGTTAAGTTGTCAACAAGAATTGTACCTGAATAAAGTGGGTTTGTTCCTGAAACCGCGCTGGCAGTATCTTGAATTGCTTGGAACGCAACTGTTGTTCCAAAAGCGGCTTGAAGTGTAGCTCTTACTGAACCTGCACCTGAAGCAAGATCATCATTTAAAAATGATACGGTGATTGTGTCAGCTGCTAATCCAGTTGTAAATTTGTGAGCGGTGTCACCCATTGCGCTGATCTCAATTTGATCTAAAACGCGGTTTAGGGTGAAAGCTGTAACATGGTCGGATAGGTTAACTGAGTTAACTTTAAATCCAACTTTGTTATTTAAAAAAGTTGCCATTTAGTTATTCCTCGTCTTTCTTGGTGATTGTTGGTTTTGGCTTGTCTTGCGGTACTTCTTGACCGATCTTTTTAAGAAAGGCAATGTCCTCGTCTGTAAGTGTCATTTAATTAACTCCAAGTTGTTAGTGTGCTTATATTGATCGTGCTAACCATCATTTCTTGAGCTTCCTGCAATACTGAAGGTGCGGATACGCTCTCAACGTTAAACTTAATGTTTGACGCAACAAGTTTTAAGAATACTGCGCAAACCATTTCCTCTAACGCAATCAATGAAGCTTGATTGTCCAGCATTGGAACTATGCAAGTTATTGTAAAGTTTGCTTTTACCCCAATATTGTATTGATTGTTGTTTGGCTCAAGCATTGGGTCTGCATACCTGAGAACAACACTATTGGCGGTAGGTGTGGCTGGCACATAAGAGAACGTGTCCCACACCCCCGCGTTACTTAGCGCGCTTTTAATGGAAGCTCTGAGAGTTGTAACGGCAACTGTCATTAGCCTATTAGTCCATTAGGGGCTAAGTGGTTCGCAAGTAAGCCTCGTACTTTTGCAATTAATGTTGAACCCATTTTGAAAGGAGAAGGTTGAAAATTGGGGTCTAATGCGCCCCCGTTTGCTGCCTGTTTTGCTTGCCATATTTCAGTTGCAACCATTAAAGTTGCTAATCTAACTTCAGGAACAGTTGAATAAGTTACATAATCAGTTGCAGCAACTGTACCAAAAGGACTTGTTGGGTGAATTGGCTCAATAGTTGAGTGTGAAGTTACAAAAGTAATTGAATATGTATCTACGTCGGTAATTGTTTTAGAACCGTTAAAAGTCGCGCCGTTACCACTTATGCTGACTGTCTGACCCACAAAAAAATCGTGGGGTGTATCAAAATATAAAGTGCCGTAACCAACAATATGAGAGTGAGCAGAATTAAACGCTTGATTTTTCCATAGATAATCAGTAATAATATTTTGAGCAGCTTGGCAGACTTCCTCAACGGTCGCTGAAGTATAAAGAGTACCTAGCTGTAAATTAGCTCTAAGCTCAGCTTCAGTACAAAATGTGGCTGCCATGTCTGTCCTTTCTTAAAGTAAAGGGGCGAAGGCTTCCAACGCCCCCTTACAGGTGATTCCTATTTAAGGAAGCTTATGCAACTTTCCATAGGTAAGAGCCAGCTGCTACCTTTGTAGCAATTGCACCATACCCGTAATATGCAACAGAAATTTGTCCTGAAGCAATTACATTAGTTTCTAAGCGATACTTAGTTGACTCATACCAAGTATAAGATTCAGGATTGATTACAACAATTGTATTGTCGCCAATTCCTGAGCCGTCGGTTAACGCAGTTGAAACGCGTAGGTTTAAGCCACCAATGTTGCCGCGGATATTTGTAGGAGTTAAATTTCCTGAAGCGTTTTGAGGATTAATTGTTTGGGTAAATACAGCTCTGTTTGAACCGTCAACAAGTCCCATTAATGCGCCCCATTGTTCCGGAGATACAACTATGTTACGTGCAAAGCCAAGTGTTCCTTTGTAAATAGAAACAGCTGCGTCCGAAATAAAATCTTGAATATTAGCAGCGGACATTGTGCGGTTACCGCCGTCTGTACCACCATTAATTAAAGCCGTACCAACTGCAACATCTGTTGCCTTAGCATAAGCAAACTCCATTTGACGAACTAACTCTTGGAAAAATGCTGGAGATGACCTGTCCAAAAGCTCAACGCTGAATTGCTGTTGACCCGCATATTTTTTGACTGAAACCGTAGTGAAGGCAACATTTTGGTCAGTATTTGACGGTGCTGCACCTTCGGCTGTTTCTGCAACTGTTGGGGCTTGTGTTAGTTTTGGAATTTCAAAACTCATGCCGGCGTCTGGCAATGCACCAGTAGAAATGCTATCAATGAAAGGTCTGTCAGCATTTGAAAGCGGGTTAATTAATTCTGTCAATTGACGAGTAGGAATTAAACCTGCGTTGTCGGTTGTATCTGCCGCTGCGCGTAGGTATTCGCGAGCTGAATCATCATTTAGATATTGTGCGCGTAATGTGTTCTCTAGGAATTTTTCCTTTGTGAACTCAAGACGAGGACGAGTGTAAATAGGTGCTGCAATTGTTGGGCGAGAAGCTTCAACCGCTGGGGTTTCTACTACCTCGGTCGCAACAGTTTCAGTAGTTGTGTTTTCCACAATTTCCTCTTTTTCTGTTTTGGTTTCGGTTGAAACTGCCTCTGTATTTTCAGACGCAGCAACGCTAGTTACTTCAGCAGATTTAAATGCGGCTGCCTGTACTAGCGAAACTTCCATTAATCGTGCCGCGCTTACGCGATACACGCCGTTACTGTTTTTTCCTTTAATAACTTCAACTCCTACGCTCAAACCGGAACGTAGTGATTCACTTGCCTCAATGAGGCTATCTGTACCCCTAGTTGTATTACTAACCTTAAACTCAGCATAAATTCCGCTTGAATCCTCGGTTACGTTTTTCATGCGACCAATTGGCATTTTTGGGTCATGCTCTAAAAGTAATTTAACATTTTTTGGGTCATCAATTGAAATAGAACCTGCCTCAAAAATTACTTTTCCAACTGAGGTGTTTCCAATCTCGTTACCATAAGGCGCAATTTTTCCAGCAATGATTCTACGAGATTCTGAAGCTTCTAAATCTGCACTAAAATTAATTATTTCCATTTGGGCTTAATTCTTCCATTTCTCTAGCTTGTTCAACGGTTATTAGGTTAAGTGCTAACATTTTTTCTATTACTGCTAAACGCTCTAATGGATTAGCTCTTAAAAATCCTGAGTCCATGTCAAACGCAACAAATTGTGTATTGGGTGTTAAGTCGTCCATACTAAAACGACTTTCTATTGCCGAAATGTAAGGTTGCAAAGATAGCGCAACAAATTGACGCCTCTCGTCTTGAACATTGGCATAAGTCATAGAATTGTTGCCTGTATCGGCTGAAATATAATAAGCAGGTACATTACAAAGTCTTGCAATTTGAGTTGCCATGTTTTGCAATCCGTCAACGTAAAGCATGTCTTTAGGTGAAAATGAAGTTGGTTGGTATTCAAGACTTGCAGTTAAATAAGCTGTTGAACGGTTTGCTCTTGCTGAACGCCAAGCTGCTAATAATCCAGCAACTTCCTTTTCACCCATGTCTGCGCCATTATTTTTAAGTATGCCAGCCGGTTGCGGTGTGCTTGAAGCAACGCTAACTGCTTTTTCTAAATCAATTGCTGCTCTTAATGTTCTAGCACCGGAAATTAAAATTCCGTCAATTGGTGACTGTACGGTAATTAATGAGCCGACGCCTGACATAGGGCGTTCAACTCCGTCCACGCTGTAAAAATCTACAAAGGTGTTATTTTTATTTAATTGGACTGTAACTCTAATATTATTAACAAAATCAAAACGCGCTGGACGATTATCGTCTTGGTACACCTCGGTAACTTCAAGATACCCGACGCCGTAAAAAAATAATGCGTCCACTAAAGCGGTGATAATAACGCTATTAGGTGCTGACTTAGATAATTGATTTACCCAAGGTAAATTTGGTAATTCCTCTTTAGTTGCTTTTGAATAAGTTTCTAAATTCATAACACCAATTGTTGTCGCTATTAAATTGCGGCAGCGCATAACGCTTGGTACGGAAATTGCCTCGTTACGACTTACAGTTTGAAACGGTGAAAATTGTGAATAAAAATTAAATGCGTCTGTAACGACAGGTGGGGCTAATTGAGCCGTAATGTTAGTTTTAGGTGATACGCCGATTAAATCGCGAAAAAATCCCATTAGAGAATTATATCACTTTTAAGTGTCATGCGTAGATCATTGGGACGGAAATTGGCTTACTCAACAAGTGAACGCAAATTGCCGTAGAAATTGAAGCTGTAACGTCGCCAGCTGATTTTCTGCGAATAATTCTCCAAGAACTATCGTTATATTTAGCGGCGCAATTATTCATTGATTGAACCCACTCCGGTTGCCCGCTATGAACAATACGAGAATTGGTCAAACTGTCAGCAAGTTCCCCGCACGCCTGATAAAACGCTTGTCCTGACACGTCAACCAATTTATGTCCTTGTTGTTCTAATTTTTGCGCAATAGAGGCAGTTGCGTACTTATCATAGGCAATATGGGTCGGTCTATATTTTAAAGCCCAATCATGGATTGCCTGAGTCATTTTAAGTTCGTCAATTGCAATATCAGAGCTAAAGGTTTCCATAACTCCTACGCCAATCTTTCCGTCAATTAATTGGGCAGCAACAAGGCTTCCCGTACGCTTTGACGGGCTTACATCAAAACCGAAAACAGTCATTGCGCCAACAGGTAAAACAAGTTGTGAATCGCTGCAAGCTTCAATTGAGCCAAAAGTCCAAGGCGATACTTGAGAATCAATCCAAACCGAAAACGTTTCAGTCAAAGTAGCTTCAATTGAGTTTGTTGCAATGCTTTCCTCAATTGCCTGTTCCGTGATTGTATGTCCAAGGGCGGGATTACTTATTGCCCACAATTTACGGTCATGTAAGTTTTGTCTAATGGACATAGGGGCAGAATATTCATAAAAGCCAAAAGTAGGACTTGGGTACTCCATTGCTTTCGTTCGTAAATCATTAAGCACCGTACTAAATGCGTCACCCGCATTTGAACAGTAAAGACTCATTGCATTAGGACGCGCTCTTGTAGTTGGCACGGCTGCCTGAAACCCCTCAACTGAGATTTCGCGTAACTCGTCAATGAATAAGAGATCGGCGTGCTTTCCGCGGCTTCCGTCACGAGTGGCTGCAACAATCTCATAACGAGTGTTATCGGTTAAGGTAATTGATTCTTGTCCGTTTGTGTATCTAATTGCCTTAGTCTTTTGAAGTAGCACATCATTTTCCTCAATTGTGTTAGCAACAGCTCTAAACACGTCAAAAGCCATTGATCGGTTAGAGGACAAGCCAATTATGTTTTTAGAGCCGAAAACGAACATGTGAGCCAAGATCATTACTTTAGCTAGTTCAGTTTTGCCATTTTGCCTTGGCGTGATTAGCAAATTGGTGCGTCTTTCAAAATTGCCTTCTTTGTTAACTCGCAACATGTCCTCAAGCACGAACTCTTGCCACGGTAGCAATTTGATATTGATAGTTTCCAAAAACTTAACGACTTCCGGCAATCTACTAGCTGATTTTAGGAAAGGCGTGTGAATACGAGGCTTTACAGCCCCTATAAGCGGTTTTTTCTTTGCCCCTCGTTGCGCGGGGTCACCCTTGACTTGTTTGGGCTTTGTAGGGCTTGTCATGGCTTCTCAAAGGGACTTGGCGGCTTTGTCATGACCGTTTCAGGGAGAGGAACGCCTGA